TTCAAACCCACCCTTCTTGGCCTTCATCATGCGCCACACCTTGGGGCTGATGGTGCTTTTAGATTTAGGACGGCTAGTGCCAGCCTTACGGCGGGCGTTGATGTTGGCGTATAGACCTGGCTTGGCTTTGTTCATTTCACGATTGTACCACACCCACCACCTGATAACCAACTTCGTTCTTTGGCAGGTGTGAGCGTGTGCGAGCCAACCCAGCCCAGCCCTGCCAGCCTTGTTTGTTCATTTAGGAGAACGCTACGGAAATAGCGTAGCGTAGTAAGGACAGGACGGACTAAGGAGTCCTGTTCCTACTTTTCCTTCGCGAATTATTCCTTATATATATAAGGAGTCTGACTGCTCTATAAATGATAGTGTTTTGAAAGTGGATTAGAAAGCAGTCTGATTGGCAATATACAAGCCGCTGTCAGACAATATCTTGTTGGCTTTATGAAGGCGTTTTAGATACCTATAAAACGTGCTTTCCGATACTTCCAACTTTTCTATGATATGACGACATAAATCACCCGCCTGCCACTGCTTGCTACCCATCTCGGTTAAGAACCTTTTATCGTCAACCGCCTTGTGTGCGCCTGGTTTCTTTAGCTTATCTGGGTTGAGTGCAAAGTTGGCTTGGAACAGCGGGTAATGCCACTGAACGACAAAGCTATCTACTGGCGGAAAGTTACGCAGTGTGATGTCACAAGTGTAAGTCTTCTCATCCTCCTCGTGGGCAGTCAGAACGACCAAGGTATCTGGGTTACGCGCGAATACACCTGACCCACTGAACCTATCAATCGACTCTGATCCACTCTTGTTTCCCTTGCTGAAATGGTGTGACAGGATGATCGACAGATTGTGGCGGGTCGCTAGGTATTCAAACTCGTTCATCAAGCTCGACATATCGCCCGCGCTGTTCTCATCCCTCTCACCCATCAGCATATAGTTTGGATCGAGGATGATCGCTTGGTATCCCTTGCCCTCAATCTGCTTCTCGATCATGGGGCGAATGAGAGTCAAGTCGGCAGCGTGGCCTCGGAGCGTCCATGTATCAAAGTCATCAGCCTTGTCTTCCAACCCCTTTGCCTTGACAACATCAGCCAACCGATTGCGGAAACTCCACTCTTGAATCTCAAAGTTAATAAACAACACCCGCGACATCTTGCACTGCTGCCCCCACCAAGGCACACCAGCGTGTAGCGATAAGGCTAGGTCAATAAGACTCCAACTCTTAAACGCCTTGCTTCCTCCACCCAGCAACATCTTCCCGCCTCTATGCAACATCCCCTCGATTAACGTCTCTGGTGCTGGCAGGTCTTCCTTAATAAGTTGTGCATAAGATTTAATCGGCGGCCACTCATCGGTCTTGGGTTTGATACCAAGTGCTACGGCTGGTTCTATCATTTTCCTCCTTTGCAAAACCAAAGTAGGCTTTGCATCTTGTCGTTTCTTTTTGCCCCAGGAATCCTAACGGGTTGACTGGGTTTGAATGTTGCAGGATCGCATCCCAACGGAATAAGAAAAGCTTTTAACTGATCCACCCATTCATTCTTAGGTGGCATCTCAAACCAACCATGCAAGCTCTTTCCGCCAGTATCCACAACGGCGTGTAACTTCATGCTAAACAAATCACGCATCAATTGGAACACCGCGCCCATCTCTGGCTTAGTTAAAATATCCGACTCGACAACAAGGAACACTCTATGCTCAACGGTGTCATTTGATCTACTAACCGTATCCAGCTTGTAGGTCGCACCAGTCGTGTACTGCCCGATTGGTTCGTCAAGCTTCCGCCAATCCCAAGCTGACCTAAAGTTCTGCGGATGCCTGCCACTATCCTTGACATCACCGATCCAGATATTGTCAGCGACATTAAACATTGAGAGGAACAACTGATAGTCCTGCGCTGGATCGCCTAGCTTTACTGGACTCTCCTCGTACATATCCGCTGGGTCCCAGTTGTAGTGGGTGAGATAGCGTTGCTTGTTTGACTCAGCAATCGTCTTAATCCTATCCAACACCTCGGAGTGCGGGTCTTTCTTGATGATTAACTTGGGCGCAACAGTACCACCCGACATGATGTTGACTGGCTTGTAAAGCACATCGCTGGATATAGCTCGGCGCAGCTTGCGGTTAGCCTCATCACGATACGGCGTGCAGGAAGTATGCCAGCAGAATATAGTCGGCGCGCCATCTACGAACACCGTTGTATCACGGATGCGAGTGTGGCTCGTATGCGCAGCCTCACCAGGACACTTGCACAGCCCGTGGTTGTCGGACTGCCAATCCACTTGGCCTACGATCTCTTCAGCTTGTCGTTGGGATGTTGTCATCCGTCATAACACCCGCAAGGCACTTCGTCTGGCAGGTCTTCAAATAATTTCATTTGGCTTGCATCTGATCTGATTAAGTCTTCCCACTTCCAGTTGCGACCAAGACCAACCACAGTTTTAAGGTGTGCATTGTTTTCCATTGCTATCGCTCTTTCTGCCAGAGCAGGGTGGTTCTTGGCAAGATCAAGAACTTCGTGCTTCTTCATTGCTGGACAATAAAAGCACGATGACTTGGCTGGCTTGAACCCAGCCTCTGCCACAACCTCAACGCACTTCTTTCTACCCCAACCCCAACGCACTAGCGGGTACTCATAAATGTACTTTTTGTCCTCTGGAATCTTCCCTCGGTGATGCTCGCCAGCGTCATACCCAATCAGCTTCAAACATTTACCGCCAGCTTTCCAGCAATCCTTAGCTGGTTGCCAGTTGTTAACGAACTTATCCTGGGGCTGGATCTTATACTTCTGCGAGCATCCCTTAAATCCGTAGGCCAGACTTGGCAGCATATTCTGGCGTAAGCAATTCTCTTCTAGCGTTTCCTTTGCATACTTAACGGTGATTACCTCTGGCATATTGTGCTTAACCAACCAATCAGAAAATATCTTAACAAACTCATAAGTCTGTGGTAGCTCGCCACCAGTATCTGCGAATAAAATAAGGTCTGGAATAACCCCACGCTTCTGCATTTCAATCAGCATCGCTGCTGAATTTGTCCCTCCTCCGAATGATATGATTAAAGGAGTCTTCATACTAAAATTCAAACTGGCTCTGATTCAAGAGGCGAACACACACTGAGGAACTGCCCGATGCAAGATCTCCCTGCACACCACAACGCCAGTTAGTTATTTGCTTTCTTTAACTTCCTCCAACTCCATCGCCTTCTTGCTGGCCTCAACAATATCCTGCGCGGTTATATTCCGCAGAGCATTGCACCAGTACTGAGTCTTCGGGGTGCGATTGCTCGCATCCTTACACTTAGCCTGGGGCAACCCAGCGTGAGGACGGCAAGGCGCGTGTGGACAGGTATCGGGCTTGAATACCGATACGTTCTTACTATAGTAAGTCATTCTGTCTTCTGGGGAATACGAACCCCACAGCGACACACATGGAGTATCCAGCCCAGCAGCCATGTGATTGACTGAACTATCTGGTGCGACAACGAAGTCAGCACCGCTGATAATCGGGAACAGCGAGCGCACAGTCTTGGTGCAGTTAAATAAGTCAATCACTCGCGGATGATCCACCTTAAAGTTGTTTGAGTTATCCAGCCCAATAATAACAGCGTGATGTTTGGGGTAAGCCTCCAGCAACGCCAGCACCGCCTCCTGCCCCATCGTTGGCGGGTAGGTGCGGGTCGGACCGCTAGACGAAACATGGTAGGCAAAGTATGGGTCTGGCAACGGCCACTTGCCCATCGCCTTTAGCTCTTCATGGTCTGGCTCGATGAGATGCAGGACTGGCTTACAATACTTAGCCATCTTCTTCTCATCCCAAACTCCCATCCACTCATAGATCCGCTGGTAACAGTTGCCACCGCCAGTGCCTAGCTTCGTATTGCCAACTTGACCGCTAAATAAATCATCAGTAGGAACGTGTGCATCATAGGAATCCCACGCTTCCAGCGAGCAAGGCAACGGCCACAGCTTTGCACCCAGCCCAGCGTATAGAGGCAGATTGCGTGCGGGTGCATAAACATCCACAATCCCACCCGACTCTTGCACCAAGTAGTTTACGAAGGCAGTAGCAATGATTGCGTCACCAATTGCCCCAGCGCGGTAGACGGCTGTTGCCCCGCCCATCGCACGCCCTTTGTAGTAAGGCTTAATCTTATGCGGGCAAGGGATTGAATCGTCCCAGATTGGTCCAGTTAGTTCATCGGGCAAGACGTAGGTATTGCGCGGGTGAAGCATATTGTCATCGACCTTGTGAATTGCGTTGGTGTTATTTGTCCATAGTTTCATTTTGTTTTCTCCTCTATAATAAAGAACACAGCGAGAATTGCTGTGACTACTGCAATGACTGCGATGGCAACAAGAAGCTTTCCTATTGCTAATCCTGCTCCGACAAGAATCCATTCCTTAATTACGTTCATTGGTGTTCCTTTCTATTGTTTCGTTCTACTGCGTCAATCCTTTCTCATCTTCCTCCAATATTTCTTTTGCAATCAAGGCCACCGCATCAACCATCGCAATAATTCTAATAATATCTATTGCATGACCGTGAGAAGCGCGATCCCTCTCTACTGCAAGCTTGTCGCGTGCTGTGAGAAGGATGTCGCGCCCCCACTTGAGCCTAGCTTTAGACTCGACCAGCATTACGAGCCTGACCGCATACGAAACTTACGAGGCGATTTGTTACTCTTCCCAGCAGCAGAGAGTGCTATCGCAATCATCTGCTGACGCGAACGAGGCGTTCCACCAGCACCGCGAGCCTTGCCCTTCTTCTTATTATCCATCGCCAACTCATGCATATTCTTCGATACGTCTTTACCTAGCATATTCTATTCTCCTTATATGTTGTAATAGGGATTAGGCACTGATGGTGCTTGTACCCCGAAGCTTGGGTTCTCACATCTGCGACAATCACGCAAATCAAAGTCAAGTATCTCGCCAGTGTTAAGCATAACTGTGAATATCTTGTTATGATCCATTCCGTAATCAGTAACAATGAAAGCCA